TCTGGATGCTCAATCGAAATCAGAGGGCTATGTGGGAAGAGATTCTGCGCTTGAAGAATCGCCATCTCCAACCGAGCGTCAACTCTACTGACGGTGGCGTATCGGAGTCAGGCAGGAGAGAAAAGGACATGGAGCAAGGCGCGCACGACGGCGGCAACAGAACGTCAATGTCTGCGGACTTTGAAAATCTTTCGAAAGGTATCTGACCTTTCCATAGGAGAACGTCCATGTGTGAACTGATTTTCAAAAGCCGCATCCCTTTGACGCGAACGGTCGTCACGTGGCAGTTCGGGAGGTTGCTAGAAACGAAAAGGGTCAAACACAGAACCTTTCCATGTTTACTGACAGAAGCGTTTTGTATGAATGGGGGTTGAAGTGTCATTAAAACCAATACGCCTGTAATGGCGGCAACTGAGCCGGCTATTGCGCCGACTAAGGACAAGAAAAGACCTAAATCCATGATTCCCTCCGTGAGGTGGTTGATGGTTTGTCTGGGGAGACAACCTCAATCTTCTCACGTGGGATCCGGAGAGGTAACGAGAATGACAGCGCGATAAAAGGAGAAAAGGATGAGATGGGATATCAAGGGCTTCGACCAGTACGAAGTCGACGAGGCAGGGCAAGTCTGGGCCAAGCCGCAAAAGCGCCGCTTCGGCAACAGCTGTCGCCTGATCCCCGAAAAGCCACTCAAGCTCGAAAAGGCGGGCACGTGGCAGATGCGGAAGGCGGGGCTGCCACAACGTCTACGCCCCGACGAAATTGAACAACTCAAAATCGCAAAAGGAGAAACCGATGCAACTCACTCGTAGCCCCCGCATGTCCGAAATCAAGGACGAGGACTTTGAGCCGATCGAGAAGGACGGGAAGCTCAATGCCCCCAAAATCGGCGAGCGATGCCTTTTCCTGCTCAGAGCCTGGCACGGGCGTCCAGTCAATGGCTTCAGGGTCTTCGGATATCGGGAGGACGATGCGCTCATCTACGTACCTCTCTACAAGCAAAGCCTGTCGCTCCTGAACGTCAAGGGCTGGATTCGCGTCGGCGGTGAGCCGTTCTATAACGGGCGCTTCGGAGGTGCGAAATGACCAGCCTCTTCACACCTGACGAACTACCGCGCATGGCTAAAACGCTCAAGACGCTCGAGACGACCATCGACGCGATCGTTTGTGCAGATGAAAGCCAGCACGTGAGAAATCACGTCTGGGATCGTGCAGAAAACCGAAAGCACGTCAAGCAGGCGCTTCGCGCTGCAAAGCATCAGGCAGATTCCATGCTGCGACTGATGGAACGCACCGACCTCGAGAGGCTCGCACATGAATAAACGCGTACTCGCACTCGGGCGCATGAAGGCCGGCGCTATGAACAAGACGGAGGCGGCCTACGCACAGAAGCTTGAGCTTCACAAGCGGGCGGGTGAAGTCCTGTGGTACGCCTTCGAGGGTGTCACGCTCAAGTTGGCCGACGGCTGCCGATACACGCCAGACTTCGCTGTCATGCTTGCGGACGGCGTTATTGAGATGCACGAGGTCAAGGGCTACTGGACTGAAGATGCACGGGCAAAGATCAAGGTCGCAGCGAACAAGTTCCCGTTCCGTTTCGTCGCGGTCTACAAGCAAGCGAAAAAGGACGGTGGCGGTTGGAGGATTGAGGAGTTCTGATGATCACGAAAGAGCAAGAACAGCGTTTGCGAAACTGGGCGCGAGCAAACCGCGAATGCCCTCGGGCAAAGAAAGGCGCAACACTGGTTTTCTGCGAGTCACTTCGGTACTACTACGATCGCCAGCCGGAAGAGGACGAGCAACCCCCAATCAAACGATCCATTCCCGCTGCAAAAGGCATAGAC